ACTATAGCTAGAGGCATGATAAAGATGGCAACTACTGACCCCCATTCAACGTTTCTGTGGGGACTTCGTGGATTTGCAGAAGATAAAAATAAAGGCACTAATAATCTTAGCATTAGTTCTGTTGCAGAATTTAATGATGAATCTAATGTTGTAGATTTTTTAGAGTATCTAAAAAAGAAACGAGATAAGGAGTTAAACTAGTGGCAACACATTTAGTTATGGGTGACCCTCATTGCACACCCAAAGCAAGCAATGATAGATTCTTATGGGCAGGTAGATTAGCTGCAGATTTTAAAGTTACACATGTTATATGTATGGGTGATTTTTGTAGCATGGATTCTTTATCTACATATGATAGAGCAAAAAAATCATTTGAAGGTAGAAGATATCAAAAAGATATGGATCATTCCCATGCAGCATTATCTTTATTTAATAAAGGATTAGGTAGCCATAAACCTAAAAAGATTATGTTACATGGTAATCATGAGGATCGTATTGATAGATTTGTAGATGAAAATCCAGAGTTAGATGGTACATTAAAAATTAGTGATCTACAATTTAAAAAATATGGTTGGCAAGAAGTTCCTTATAAGCAAATGAAAGTAGTTGATGGTATATACTACGCACATCATTTTCCCTCTGGTATTATGGGATCGGCTATATCTGGAGAAAATATTGGTCGTACCCTATTGACAAAACACAAAGTTTCTGCTACAGTAGGTCATAGTCATTTGTTAGATTATGCTATATCTACATTACCAAATGGTAATAAGATACATGGTTTATCTGCTGGTTGCTATTTAAATCATCCAGAACATTTTGCTAGAGATACTCAGCATATGTGGTGGAGTGGTTTGGTAATTAAAAGAGAAGTTAAGAATGGTAATTATAATATAGAAACAATTGATATTAAAACTATTAGGAGAGAATATGGTAAAAAATAAAAGAACATATAAGTTTGCAAAAGATCATAGCCATGATATGTCATATGAAAATGAAATTACATATGATAATGTAAATGCACCTGCACATTATTTACATGGTAGAAAAGAAACTATAGATGTTATTACAGACTGTATGACTAATGATGAGTTTCATGGGTATCTTAAAGGTAATATCTTGAAGTATGTTTCTCGGTATAAGTTTAAAGGAGAACCGTTAGAAGATTTACAGAAAGCACACTGGTATTTAAACAGACTAATAAAGGAGGTCAGCAATGGGGCAAGTTAAACAAGCAGTACTAGAAGTAGAAGACTTTGTTTCTGCATGCGTTAGAGATGGTAGAACTCTTAACCAAACTATAAGAGATGCTAGAGAATCTAAAGCTGCAAAACATAATCCATATCTTGATGATGAGGATATGATAGAAAATAAATACTACCAATTTAAAGGAGCATGGTAATGGATATAAGAGAAGCAATGATAAAGGCGTTAAGAAAAAAATATGAAGCAGTAATAGAAGAGGCTAAAGCTACTGCTGAAGTCTACTTACATAGACCTGTAGGTATAGGAGAACACCCACAGTTTATAGAAGAGTTAGATAAATTAATTAATACTATAGCTGAAGCAGAAGATAAATTAACAGTAATACGTAATCGTTTTGACGAAGACATACCATTTTAATAGGAGGATACATGTCAGATGAAAAGCCAAAAGTACAGCAACCAACAGCAACACCAAGAACATATCTTGTAAGTTCAGAACAGCTAATGGATATTATGAGATACTTAATGACTAGACCATATGGAGAAGTAGTTAAACT